ACTCTTGGTGTACGCGGCACAGGTGGTCCACAGGGACCAGCTCGCGGAACTGGCAAAGATGTCTCACAACGTGAGGATCTAGCAAACTTCATCACAATGATTACTCGTGATGAAACCCCTTTCATGTCATCTATTGGCAAAGCAAAAGCAACAGCAATCTACCACGAATGGCAAACAGATCAACTGGATACTCCAGGCTCATCTCGTATTGCTGAAGGTACTGACTATATCGAACCAGCTGTAGCTGGCGGTACAGGCACACCTGCAGTTGGTGATCGCTTTGCACGTACCGGCCCATACCGTACCCGTCTTGGTAACTATACCCAGATCAACGGTAAGACAATCGCTGTATCAGGCACACGCCGCGCAGTCGATCAAGCAGGGATTGCAGATGAATATGCATATCAGCTGAAAAAGCGTGGCACTGAGCTTCGCCGTGACGTTGAGCATGACATGATTCATTCATTTAACACTTCAGCCGCTGTTGGCGTACAGGGTAACACTGCACGTTCAGCTGGTGGTTATCAGTCATTCATTAACTCAGGCGACACTGTAGTATACGCAGGTCAGTGGGCGGCTCCGGCTACTGTTTCTGATGGTACTCAGGTAACCCGTTCATCTTTGACAACAACTGTTGCACCTACAAAAGGTTCTTTGACACTAACAGACATTGATGCTGTTATGCAAAAGATCTATGAGCAGGGCGGTAAGGCTTCTAAAGTTATGTTGTCTCCAAAACTACGCCGTGATTTCTCTGACCTTATGGTTGGCGCAACTGGTGTACAGCGGAACATTGATGAGTCAGGTAAGCTTCGCCAGTCAGTAGATGTATATATGTCAGACTTTGGTGACCTTATGGTAGTTCCTAACTACATCATGGGTCTGTCAAACGCAGTACAGTTTATTAACTCAAATGCTACACCTGCAAACCTTGCAGCGACTACTGAAGTTAAAGACTTCTCTGCACTGATCTATGATCCAATGTGGTTCAACGTTGCTACCCTGCGTCCAATGCAGGAAGTAGACGTAGGGCAGAAGGGTGACTCTACTGTCGGAATGATGGTTGAAGAGTGTACTCTTGAAGTCCGTAACCCACTTGGTTGTGGTGCTATCTACGGTCTTAACTAGGCTATTGTTAGGGGAGGTCTTTATGGCTTCCCCTTTCTTTTTTATGTAGGAGATAAAAATGGCAGGTGTTATTAATAAAAAAGGTCAAATGGTTGTAGGGCCAAAGGCTGAAGCAGAAGCAATAATGATAAAAGAAATGAATAAGGCTAAAAAAAGTTATAAAGATAAAGCTACATATAAAATGGGTGGTGGTAAAATATCAAAATATTATTCTGCTGGTGGTACTGTAATTACTGGGAGAGACTAATGAAAGGTGTAAAGCATTATTTTAGAGACGGTACCGAACATAAAGGCGGTACACACAAGATGGACGGTGGAAAACTATACAGTAATGTAAAACACACAGCAACTAGTAAACCCCTGTATCACTATAGCGAGTTAAGTGCAACCGCTAAAAAGAAAACAAAATAAATTATACCTTTGGAGGTAACAATGTTAGTTATTAAACTAAACAACGGGAACGTTTACCCCGCAGAAACATGTGTATGGCGTACAGCCCAAGTTGCAAGTGGCGGTTATCAATTGACGCATCTGGATATTGGAAGCCCAACAGTAGCTACAAGTGGAACACCTACTGTAGCACCAACAGGTGCAGAGTTAGGTTACATTGGGAAGTCTGGACGCTTTGTATCGTATACAGAACCTGCCTAATTAAGGAGAAGAGGACATGTCAAAAGAAACAGACTTTAAATTCTACAGTCAAACTGTAGGTGCAGAAAACGGTATTAATGCTGGCTTTGATCTTCAATCAGGGGATTGGCAAGCAACTCAAGATATAACTAAATATAAAGATGCAGCTAAACGAGATCGTGATGAACAAGAGTATTACGGGATTAAAAAAAGTGGCTATCGTAAGATGGCAACTATTCCTGATATTGTAGCTATTAAAATTCTACAAGAACATAATCTTGATCTACACAGTCCAGAGTTTATGCAAGATCCAAATAATATGAAACGGTTAAAAACCATCTTGATGACTGAGTACCGTGACCTGCTAGTCAATACTTAATTAGGAGGCCTGGTATGGCGTTGACTTATACTCAACTTGTAGATCTTGTACGTACATGGTCTAATAAAGACGAAGAAGTAGTTAGTGACGACATTATTAAAGATGCTCTTAAATATGCTGCAGATAAAACTTATAGAATCTTAAGAGCACCTCCGCTAGAGAATGTTGCTATTTATGAAAAAAGTTTATTACTTGCAGCTACGACAGCAGCAACTAATGTTCAATCAAGTACTACAGAAATACAACTACCATATGATCTTGTTGAATTTATTCAGATACGAGAACTAGATGCAAGTGGTATTACAACACGAGTGTTTAATGAAAAAGTAGATATTCGTACATTTAATGATACTTTTGGGGAGAAGTATTCTAACAGTAATTACTGGTCACGACAACAAAATGTCGTTTATTTAACACCAGGGTTTGGACAAGGCGGTTCAGGGAATAATGCAAATACCATTGAACTATACTATTATCGTAGACTACCAGCCCTTGATGCAACTTATGCAGTTACAGTGCTTAACTATAACGTTGGGTTTTTAACAGTGTCTTCTTCTGGTGTAACAGGAGCAGCACAGTTATTCTTTAATAGTAATACTGGTATAACAGCTTACGACACTAGTGCAACAGCACAAGCAGCAGATCCAGCAGGTACGGTCACATCTACTTATTATGTTGGTAACTTAGTACCAAATTGGCTTAGGGACAGTAATGAACGAATCCTTTTGTATGGAGCACTTTCACAAGTGTTTTCTTATACCCAAGATGATGCTCAGGCATCTAAGTATTATCAAATGTTCCAAGCAGAAATATTAGAAGTTAATGATGAAGATAATAAACGGAATGCCTCTGGTGGTAATCTACAAGTAAACTTTAATGGAAGAGGGTTAATTTAATGGCAGCAGCAAGACCTGGTAGCTTTACAGGCGCTACCGATAATGCCTCCTCAGGGGGTTTGTTTGGGGATACACTTATAGATGGTATTCCCGATCTTGTAGGCGCAGACGTTGCAGCAGCACAAGCCGCAGCAACTGCAGCCGCTACAAGCGAGGCTAACGCCGCAACTTCTGAAACTAATGCAGCTAATAGTGCAAGTAGTGCATCAACTGATGCAACTGCAGCAGCAGCTTCGGCAACAGCAGCGGCAACTAGTGCAACTAGTGCAGCAACTTCTGCTTCAACTACAGCAGCAGATGCCGCTACTGCAACTACAGCAGCTACCTCGGCGTCTACTTCGGCAACCAATGCGGCAGCATCACAAACCGCAGCTAGTAGCTCAGCTACTTCAGCAGCTACCTCTGCTACAAGTGCAACTAGTTCTGCCAACACAGCACTTTCAGGTGCAACAGCAGCGGCTAGTTCAGCTGCAGCGGCACTCACTTCTGAGACCAATGCAGCCACTTCAGCTACAACTGCAAGTACAGCTGCTACAACAGCTACAACTGCTTCCACAACAGCAACAACTAGTGCATCAAGCGCAGCTACAGATGCGGCTGCTGCTTCAACTAGCGCAGCTAATGCAGCTACGAGTGCTACTAATGCGGCAACTAGTGAAACCAATGCAGCGACTAGCGCAACCAATGCTTCAGGATTTGAAACAGGTGCGCAAGAATGGGCAGTACAAACTACAGGTATTGTAGATAGTACGGACTATTCTTCTAAGGCATGGGCAATTGGCGGCACTGGTGTTGATCAAGCTTCAGGTGGTGGTTCAGCGAAAGACTGGGCAACTGAAACAACGACTACTGCAGATAATACTGAATACTCAGCTAAAGAGTATGCTATTGGTTCACAAGCAGGAAACACTGATGGCTCAGCTAAACAATGGTCGCTTGGTGGTGGTGCAAGCTTTGCACTAGCAACTCCTGTTTCTGGTAGTGATTATTCTGCTCGTTATTGGGCAGATCAAGCAGCAAGTACTGTTGCTAACTTTGATGAAAAATATTATGGCAATTATGCTACGGATGCTTTAGCCGAAGATGCACATGAAGCAGCAGGTAAAACCGTTACTGTAGGCGACTTGTATTATAATACAACAGATAGTGCTATTAAGTATTGTACAGTAGCACCCACAGGTACAGGCGCACCGATAGGCACTTGGCTACCTGTTCAAGCAACCAATACAAGTAACTTTGCAACTAAAGGATTTAGTATTGCAATGTCAATTGCATTATAGGAGTTAACTATGGCACAAAACTTTAGACGATATATTGAACGGTCCATTGGAACTTCAGCAACTGACATTCCTGATGGTACCGACTTTGATTCTTATGATACCATTGTAGGTATTAATCTAGCAAATATTACAGCAAACGCAATTACTGTATCTGTTTATATTTCAAACTCAAGTAATAATTATTACATTCTTAAAGATGCACCAATTCCATCAGGCTCTGCATTGCAGGTACTAGATGGCGGTGCTAAGTTCGTAGTCGCTTCAGGTGATCGACTTTGGGTAGTATCAGATACTGCAAACTCAGTTGATGTAATTGTATCTGCTGTTGATGACATTAGTACATAAGGGAGGCTAACTATGGGTTACATTGGTAATCAACAAACTTCCGGTTTTAGTAAGATTCCTCCTAAGCAAGACCTCACAGGTGCTACAGGTACGACACTAACACTGTCTCATGCTGTAGCTAGCTCAGAAGCTATTGACCTATACATCAATAACGTCCGTCAGGAGCCTACTGAGGCTTATACAGCAGCAGGAACTACAGTTACCCTTACAGGTTCTGTAGTGGCCTCTGACGACATCTATGTGGTCTATAACGCACTAGCACTACAGGC